TAGCCCGGCGACAAACCGACGAACCGAACTGTCTCTATGTCTTTGATTTTGTTGGCGCACCCGACATCCGCCAATCACTTTCTGAAATCGTTGAAAATCAATTAGTTAAGTCGTTCTTGTGCTGCGATTTGTGCAGCAAAATGTGCAGCATATTTCTTGCTCACACGGTTAATCTAGCCCGAAAATCTGGAATCGAAAACGCCGCTCCGGGGCTGAACCGGAGCGGCGATAGCCGAGCCTTTGCAGAGGGCTTGCCAAATGGGAGACCCCAAGTGACCGAAACTGCATACCACAATCGAGAGACCCTGACCAGCTTTAACCCGTTGAAACGCTGGGTTTTTTACACGGGAAAGCCGCTCGATTCTAAGATCGACAAGCAGCCGCTCAACCCTCGTAACGGCCGCCCGGCATCCAATACCAAACCCGCGACGTGGGGCACGCGGGCCGACGCGGAGAAGCAGGCCAAGACCATTCGCAAGGCCGGATGGAAGCCCGGCGTCGGCGTTGTGCTGGGTGACGGCCTGTGTGGTGTGGACTTCGACGGTTGCCTGAAGGACGGCGTGCTTGAGCCTTGGGCCGAAGCCATCCTTGACCGGCTCGACACCTATGCCGAGATCAGCCCCAGCGGGAACGGCGTGAAGGCATTCTTCCGTGTCGCCGATCTGGACGCCGTGCGGAAGACTATCGGCGCGGAGCACAAGAAGTCGTGGATGAAGGGCGAGCACCACGGCGTCGAGATTCACCTGTCGAATAGCTACTACGTCGTGACGGGGCAGGAATACGGCTCCGGGCTCGTGGGCGATTATCTCCGGCTGGTTCCGCTTGCCGACGTGCGCGCCGTCGTCGCGGCCGCCGAACGGTTCAAGGGCAAGACCCGCGACGAGTCGGGCAGCGGCGTCGCCTATCGCTTCTGCCTTGGCCTCGCCATCTACGGCCTGACCGCAGACGAGATCGAAGCGGACCTTCGCGCCGACACTGGCGAGGCTGGGGAGTGGGCAGCGCGGTCGGACGAACGCCAGATAGAACGGTGCATCGCCCGCGCCCTTGCCGACGCCAATCAATATGACCGACGCATGGACCGCTTCGACGACCTCATGGGCGAGGCCATCGACGGATTCGACCTCGACGAGAACGGTGTGATCCGGGCCTTCACCCAGCGGCACAAGGACGAACTCCGGTTCGATCACGATGCAGGCAAGTGGTTCCAGTTCGACGGGAACTACTGGCGTCGCGAGGAAACGAAGCTCGCCCTGCATTACGCCCGCGCGGCGTCCATGGACCTTGCCGACGACAAGGCCAAGCACCTGAAGCGGGTCTCGACTTGGGAAGCCGTCGAGCGTGGGTCTAGGTCCGAACGCGCCTTCGCCGTCAAGGCGGACATATGGAACGGCGACAAGATGCTCCTAGGCACGCCCGGCGGCACCGTGGACCTTCGCACGGGCGAACTCCGGCCGGGGCGGCCGGATGACTATATCAACCGCGTGACGGCCGTCGCGCCGATTCCTGATTTCCAACCGGAGCGGGATTGCCCCCGGTGGCTGGGCTTTCTCAATGAGGCGCTTGTCGGCGACAAGGACGCCATCCGACTCGCGCAGCAATGGTTCGGCTACACCCTGACCGGCGACACGAAGGAACAGAAGCTCGTCTTCGTTTACGGGCCGGGCGGCTCCGGCAAGAGCACGGCCGTCGAGACCATCGGCAAGCTCATGGGCGACTACGCCACGACCGTCGCCATGGAAGTGCTCACGGCCTCGAAATATGACCGGCACCCGACCGAGATCGCCGCCCTTCGCGGTGCTCGCATGGTGTGGGCGTCGGAGACCGAGAAGGGCCGCGCGTGGGCCGAAAACCGGATCAAGCAGTTGACCGGCGGCGACACGCTGAAGGCGCGCTTCATGCGGCAGGACGAGTTCACCTTCCTGCCCGAGTTCAAGCTGTCCGTCGTCGGCAACAATCGCCCCAGCTTGCGCGACGTGGACGCGGCCATCAAACGCCGCTTCGTCATCGTGCCTTTCGAGCACCCGCCCCAGCACAAGGACACCGACCTGCCCGAGAAGCTGAAGACGGAATGGCCGGGCATCCTGTCGTGGCTGATCGTCGGTTGCCTCGATTGGCAGGCGAACGGACTGATCCGCCCCGCCGTCGTCGAGGAAGCCACGGAGTCCTATTTCGCCGAACAGGACACGTTCGGGCAGTGGCTTTCCGATGAATGCGACGTAGGCCCGCAGCACGCCGACACGACCGAGGCGCTTTGGGCTTCGTGGCAGCGGTTCGCTTATGGGTGCGGCGTCGATCCCGGCAACCAGAATGTGACCTTCTCCGAAACCCTGAAGCAGCGGGGCTTCGTCCGTGCCGACAAGATCGGCCCTAACCGGAAGCGCGGCTGGAAAGGCTTGTGCGCTCATGATCGGGAGTTTGAATGATGGATGCAGAACTGGAAGCGATGTATCGCCACGGCATCATGACCGTGAAGGACTTTCGAGAGCGGAATCATGCGGCATGGGAAGCGGTCAACCGCATTGCCCACCGTGGGCCGCATGACCGTGAGTATCGCGCGTGGGTGCGTGAGGCGCGAGAGCGGACGGAAGACCTTGATACCGTCATCCGCTGGGAGGAAGAGCGGATGAAAGACCTTGCCGACTTGGTGGGCTTTCCCAGCGGTGAATTGGTTTTCCGAAAACCGTCGGAGTGCTGATCATGCTGCCCGTAAGCAGCCAAGGTCTGCGACAAATTGGGCGCTATCCTATTGATATTGCTCAACTGTCGCAGACCTACGCAGGCTTTCCGATTTACCGACCTACACGCGCGCACACGAAGAGAGTCGAGATGATGGAGTCTACTGTCTCGCGTAGGGCCTTTAATTGGAAGGTGTGCGTAGGTCTGCGACAAGCCCCATGCTGGGGAGGGCCGGGTCCTTCCCCGGTGGCGGCCGTCGCGGGGGACGCGGAGCCCCGGTCTGTCGGCGTGTGAGGAAAACTAGGAATCGAGAAAATGGAATTTACTGACAGCGACGTGGACGCGGACATCGAAGAGCTTGTGGGGAATCCACACGCTGTCCGTAAGCAACCGATCAACGCCGCTACACTCGCCGACCTGATCGACCTGACCGAAGCCCGCGTGGTGGCGCTCGCCCGCAGCGGCGCAATCCCTCGTGTCAGCAAGGGGCGCTATGATCAGCGTGAAGCTGTCCGGGCCTATGTCCGTTATCTCCGGCAAAACCCCTCTGGTAGGAAGTCGGCCGACCCAGCCCTCGCCGACGAACGCCGCCGCCTCGTGCGGGAACAGGCCGACCGTGAGGCCATCCGCAACGCCGTCACCCGTGGCGAGCTTGTGGCCGCCGCCGACGTGAAGGCCACTTGGGAGTCGATCCTGACCGACGTGCGCGCGGCCATGCTTGCCATTCCGTCGCGCCTGCCGGTGGACCGCGCCACGGCCGACCGCCTCGACCGGGAAATCAGGGCCGCATTGGAGGCGCTGGCGAATGGCTGATCTTGCTCTTCTCCGACGCGAGGCCATGGCCTCGCTACGTCCGCCCCAGCGTCTCGACCTCGCCGATTGGGTGGAGGCCAACATCGTGTTGCCGTCGAGCCTCGCCGCGCACCCCGGCCGTATGCGCCTATGGCCGCATCAGGTGGACATTGCCCGCAGTATGGGAGACTCGGCCGTCGAGCGCGTCACGCTCCTGCAGTCCGCCCGCATCGGCTACACGCAATTGGCCGTGGCGGCGCTGGGCCACTACACGGCCAACGATCCGGGGCCTATCCTCGTGGTGCTGCCTGCCGAACAAGACTGCCGTGACCTCATGGTCGGCAACATCGAGCCCGTATTCGCGGAGTCGCCCATGCTCCGGGTCGCGCTTACGGCCAACATCAACGACCGCGACACGCTCTACAGCCGCCGCTTTCCCGGTGGCAGTCTGAAGCTGGTCAGCGCCCGCGCGCCCCGCAACCTTCGCGGCCATACAGCCCGCGTGCTTCTCCTAGACGAAGTGGACGCCTTTGAAGTGGACGTGCGCGGCGAGGGCGACCCCGTGGCGCTGGCGGAACGGCGGACGGCGACCTTCGGCAATCGCAAGATCATTATGGGCTCGACGCCGGTTCACGAGTCTACCTCGCGCATCCTCCGGGCCTACGAAAAGTCCGACCAGCGGGTCTATGAGTGCCCGTGCCCCCATTGCGGCGACCGCCATGAAATCCGGTGGAAGGACATTCACTGGCAACCCGACCAGCCGGAGACGGCGCATTGGGCCTGCCCCTCGTGCGGTGGCGTTGTGGAGGAAGCCGAGAAGGCTGCCTTCGTCGCCGCAGGCCAGTGGCGAGCGACGCGGCCGGACGTGCAGGGCCATCACGGTTACCGCGTGTCGGCGCTGATCAGCCTGTTGCCGAATGCCGCGTGGCCGAAGCTGGCGGCCGAATTTCTGGAAGCCAAGAAGAGCCCGCACACCCTTCAGACCTTCGTAAACGTCGTGCTGGGCGAGGCATGGCGCGACGCGGGCGAGGAACTGGACGGCGACTTCCTGCTAGGCCGCGTCGAGCCGTTCAACCTCGACAACATCCCGGCCGACGTGTTGCTCCTGACGTGCGGTCTCGACGTGCAGGACGACCGTATCGAGATCACGACGACCGGATGGACCAAGACCGGCGACGCGCTCGTGCTGGGCCATGAGATCGTGTGGGGCTCGCCGCTCGACCCCGATGCCTGGGCGGAAGTTGACGACCTTCTGAAGCGAACTTGGCGGCATCCGAATGGCGGCCTTCTGAAGATCGACGCGGCCGTGGTCGACTCCGGCTCCGGCGGCCATACAGATGCCGTCTATGCTTTCTGCCGACCGCGCACGGTCCGCCGCGTGTTCGCAGGCAAAGGCGTTGCGGGTTTCCAGCGGCCGCTCGTGCAACTGTCGAAGACGCGGGAAGTCCGGTTGATCCTCGTAGGCGTGGACGCGGCGAAGTCGCAAATCATGAACCGGCTTCAGGCCGGGCGGACCATCCGCTTTTCCGACTCGCTGGACGGCAACTGGTTTGAGCAACTGACTTCCGAGAAGCGCGTCGTGAAATACACACGCGGTCAGCCGATCAGAGCCTTCGAGCGAATCCCCGGCCGCCGGTCGGAAGCCCTCGACTGTGTGGTCTATAGCCTCGCCGCCCGGCAACTGGTCAATCTGGACCTCGACCGCCGCGAAGAGGAACTGGCCTCGCCGATCATGCCGAAACGGCCGCCTGCCGTCGTCCGTAGCGCGTGGCTGGGCCGCTGACCTAGACCGGAGTGCCCGGAAGAGCGAACGGCCGCCAGCGGGCTTCCTACGCCATGCGTATATATGCTATCGTGCAGGTCATAAATTGAAGGGGGGCACATGGGGGATTTCGCAGACAGTCCTAAGTGGAAGTTGATCAACGACTTCACAATCCATGAGGACAAATTGCTCAACAGCGGCCGTCCGTTCATGCGAACGTGCGTTCCGAAGACTATAGACGTGGACGTTACTTCGTTTGAGATCATTCGATTTGTCGAATGGCCGTCAAATTACGGAGCCGAGAAGCCTGACGCCTATGCGGATCGCAGCTACATCAAGTTTTCCGGCAACCTTCACGACAAGGTAATAGTTTTCAGCATGGACGGCGGCGAGATCGCGTCTTACCGAACCGTGACCGACGCGACAATCAGACCGCTCCCGCCGGGGCAAATTGGCGGCAAGAACAAGGCGACGGTCTATGACGGCATTGGCCTTTCCGGCATGTCGTCGCAAGAGGTTCCCGAAAGCGGCCTCATGGAAGGCGAACCGGGAGCGCTGACGTTCCTTTCTGCCTATGAGGAATCGGGTGGCGAGACGCGCGAGGCATCGCTGACAGCTTCCTTATTCTTGGACGAAGACAAATTTTCGCGGTTGATGACAGCAGTTTCTATCAATCCTCGACCGCTTAAATATGTGAAGCTCTGTATCCTCGTCGAGTTGTTCGAGTCCGAAGTATCGGCCAGCCTGTCCGAACCTTGGATGTCTCACGACTACGGCCTGCTTATGAAGGGCTCTAGTATCGCCAGCGCCAATGCACGGCTGGAGTCGGTCGCCGTGTCCACTGGCGAGATGAAATTTGCCGCAGACGACGGCGACGAAGACCCTAGCGTTATAGATAAGGTGCTGGGAATTGGTGCTGAAGAAAAAGTCGGCGTTCCTGATAACTGGAAATCGCTCCTGAAGTATCAGCGTTACACGTTTTTGGCGCTACTGGCGCTGATTCTGGTCACGTTCTTTTCGCGCTAGAAGCCGCGCCACGCCTCGCCGAGCGTGACCTTGCTCGCGCGATACCATGCGAGATCGGCAGGCATTCCATACTGGACGCGGAAATCGTCATAGCGGCGCTGCCAGCGCTTGCGCACCGGTCGGGAAAGCCCCTCCGGCGGCTTGGTGAAGTCCGGCAGGTCTTGAGGCTTGACCGGGACTAGCCGACCGTCCGGCATCACGTCCAACGCGAAAACTCTGTGCATCGTCGGCCCTCATAAAAAAGGCCGGGGGCGGTGATGGCACCCCCGGCCTCTAGGGAGCCAATCGGGCAGGATAGACCCGAAGGCATGGCATCGGCCGGACCCTCACCCAGCCAATGACGACTGCTTCGCATATCTGACAGCCGATGTCTAGACATTGAATGTCAGATATGCGAATTTCAGGTCCGAACATGGAGACCTGACAAATGGATTCGCTCTACACGCTTACGGACCTCGCCGAGACAATCGCCTCCGATCTAAGTCGCGACCCCGAGAGGCGGGCCGACGATCAGAAGCGCATTCATCGCCAGTTGCGCAACGTCCTGACGCAGAAGCTCTTGAAGCCGACCGACACGCGCGGCGGCCGCAGGGACGCGCTTTTCGACAATCGCGAGGCCGCCAAGGCCCGCATTCAGATTGCCATCATCGACGCAGGACTCGACGCCATTACGCTGTCAGCCATCGCCGATTATTGGGACCGTGCGGTCGATGCTCGCCTTGGCCTCCCGGCCATCAACGGCAACTTTCCTCCCTTCGCCCTCGACGCTGTTTTGCATGACGCCGCGAATCCCGATGCGCCGAACTGGAATTTCGTCATCAAGGTCCGCCGCGACATGGAGACCGGCGACCGCAAGGTCATTGCTGCTTTCATCCGCGCCGATCAGCCGGAACCGCCGGAGCATGACCCCATGTCCGGCAAGGGGCCGCACGCTGACAACGTGGAAGTTCATGAGGGGCGGTTCGCAGATGACGGCGAAGTCGTCTGGTCCCGCAAAGGCCCGCACCTGACAGTTGCCACCATCATCATTCCGGCGACTGCCCTTATTCGCCCGATTCTCTCCGAGTGACGACATGGCAGCGCTCGACCGCCTCCTAGGTTTGTTAAACCGCACCCGCCGTCCGCAGCACGTCCGCCGCTTCGACGCGGCCGGTGGCGGCCGTCGCGGGTCGGGCTTCGGCGTGTTCGGCCGGACGCAAACCGAAGTGGCGGGCGCGGCGCATCTGGTCCGCAGCCGCTCGCGGGCGCTCTACGCGAACAATCCTTACCTTCGCAACGCGGTGGACCATTGGGTCGGGGCGCTTGTCGGGACCGGCATCGTGCCGACCGGCGACGTGTCGCTCTTCATGGCATGGGCCGACGACGCGGACGCGGACGGCCGCACCGACTTTTGGGGCCTTCAGGCCGAAATCGCCCGGTCGCTCGTGATCGACGGCGAGGCGTTCATTCAGGTGCTCGTCGCCGACGACGGCCTTCGCCTCCGGCTGATCCCCGCCGAACTCGTGGACGAGTCCCGCACGGCCGAACTCGCCGACGGCGGCTATATCGTCAACGGCGTGGAGTTCAACACGGCGGGGGAGCGCGTGGCCTATTGGATCATGCCTGCCAAGCCGTCCGACGTGTTCGCCAGCTACGCGGCACCCGTGCGCGTTCCGGCGACCGAAGTCCTTCACGTCTTCAAGCCGCTGGGCGTAGGGCAGGTGCGCGGCATCTCGTGGCTTGCGCCCGTCGTGGTCCCGGCGAACGAACTCGACGCCATCGTGGACGGGCTCGCCGTCGGCGTGAAGGTCGCAGCTCTTCATGCCGGATTCCTCGTGGACCAGAACGGCGCGGGCGAGCCCTTCGACGGCGACCCCTCCGACGTGTCCCTTGAACCGGGCACGTTGCGCCGCCTTCCGCCCGGCTTCGACATCAAGTTTTCCTCGCCCCAGCAGGCGAACGAAGTCGCGGCCTTCCTTCGGTTCAATCTTCAGATGCTCGCCGCTGGCCTTGGCCTGCCGGAGCACATGCTTTCCGGCGACCTGACCAACGCGAACTATTCGAGCCTTCGCGCGGGCCTTCTGCCGTTCCGC